GAAGTAACATCGCCCGAGTGGTTTGGATGGACATAGTTATTTGCTCCATCAGCAACATTGATAATAGTACGGACGTTAGCAGCAGAAAGAACTTCTACATTTCCAGTGGCAGCAGTAAGTCTTCCTAAAATTGAGGCAGTCGCCATCGTGGCCATTTTTGCTAAGGTGACGGCATTATTGGCAATCGTAGCAGCAAATGAACCAGTGCCAGCGCCAGTGACATCTCCTGTGAGAGTGATTGTTTGGTCTCCAGAGTTGGTACCAGAAGCATTCCCTATGACTGTTACCTGTGCATCAGTGACATAGTTTTTATCAGTTGAAGCGGCAATACTAGCAGTCGTCGCTGCTACTACTGACATCGTTCCAGTTGCTACTTTTACCAATCCATCAGAGAGTCCATGCGCTTTGGTAATGGCATTTGCAAGAGTAACCTTCCTGTTAGCGGGAGTGCCAGCCGGGTCATTTATGGTCGGGATTAAATCATCACTCGTTGGTGATGTGTCTGCGGTTAAGCCTGTTATTTTTTTGTCTGGCATAGGTTATGATTCTAGTTGGAGCTTAGAAGATCCATCTTCTTGTAAGAAATTAAATCCATCTTCGAGGAGAAGAAACGTAACGGGAAATCCGATGAGGGTATGAAGGTCTTGCCATGTCCCGCCGTAATAAATCTTCATTATATTCGTTGAGGTATTGATGATGAGCGAACCTTCCTTTGCAGAAGCAGGGTCGGAAGTCACCTGTTTTATCGGGTGTTCGTGGAAGAGGTCACCCTTAAACCCATCAAATACATATCCCATATCAGCTGTATGAAAGGCTAGTTAAATCAGTTCCCACGTTATCAAAAGAAGCATTTCCGTCAGCGAAAGTAATAACCACTCCTGTCGTCTCATCTATCTTTTTCGCTTGCCAGACAGCACTTGCTTGCGCTGAGCCTGCTGCAGCTTTTCCGACATAGGTGACTAATCCAGAAACGGTTACTTTCGTGGCATAGTTAGCGGCGAGCGTCTCTTCGGTAGCAGGGCTGACGAAATTCCCAGCGTGATCGACAACCTGCGTCACCTTCGTCTTTAGGGCATCGTCGAACGACATGTTGTCGATATATTGACTGGTGTATTTTGTTTTACTGATAGGAGTTGCGGCCATATTACTTGATATAATCGTCAGCGTTAGAAACGATATTTATCGTTGGGCAAATGGTACAGGCAATCTCAATAGCATTGAGCTTCCTCCAGACATGCCCACTCGGCTGGCAAGCAGTCACCAGCGTCTTCAGAATAGCGCTCTCTGGGTGCACGAATGTGTTGGGTGGTAGTTCTTCTTGTGATTCGTCCATATTAGTCAAATGGGATTAGACGCATATCTTTTTTATTTTCTCTGATGCTTTCGTAGCGCTCACGTTCATCTGTCGGGAGCAGCTCTGTCCTTGCCTTAGAAAGCTCGTCCTTGAAGACATCAAACTCGTGCATATTCTTCATGGCATTTCGCATCTCCATGATAGCGGCTCTGTCGCCAATTTTCAACGCTTCAAGGATATTCTTCTGAAGCTCGTCTCGGAAGACTTCGCGTTCTCGCTTAGGCCAATCTCGAAAATAGGTGTTCCTTAGTCCTGGCCCGATGTAGGGTACCCAATTGGTAGCTTGTCGCTTGAGTTGAAAATACGGGTCAACAACATTTCGAGGGTCTGCTTCTTTCTCGTTCTCTCGTGCTACTTTATCAGCCCCGACGATGCCACGGACAAGGTTCCCACCTTCTGAAACTGTTGGTCCAAGGATGTTTCCGGCAACCATCGCTGTGCTATCAATGAGTCCGGCACCCTCAATATTTCTGGCTACCCAGAGCATACTCTGTGTCACCTGTGCTGGTAGTGCTCCGGTCATGCTGAGGATGTTATCGAACCGCTCAATATTAGCGGCGTCTTCATCTTCCTCCTGTACGGAAAGGCCGAGAGACTCCCGAAGTTGTGGGTCACGGAGGGTAACCATATTACGGAATCCCTTCGCGAAGTAGAACGCGGCTGGTGCTGTTGCAAGATATGTTGCGAGTGGGACAAGGTTACCTTCCTTCGCCTCTGACAATATTCCATCTCGGAAAAACTTTGTTTGCATGTACCCGAAAGATTTGAATTGGGTGAAGAGCTTCCCTATTGGAGAGCGAGCCCAGAGAGGGACAGCCAGGGGGTCAATTCGAAACTGGGTATGGGTGACCATGTTGTAGGCAGCACGAGAGATATCCTCTGGGTCAATCTTCCCGTCAGAAAGCAACTTTTTAATATCAAGTCCGAGATATTCAAGCGAGCGGATAGCCTTTTTATTGGTTGGGTCTTCAAGGAGTATCGCGAGACTTTGCCGGGCTTTCTTTTTGCCGACGTCACCAGCAATGGTCCGGTTGAACTTTTCCGCTTTTTGAAAAAAATAGAGGGCTGCTTTTAGAAGTTTTCCAGGAGAGACGTTCGATTCGGTCGTCATGAGCACTTCGTCGCTGGCATCAGCGATTTCAGCCATGGCTCGCATAGATTTACGCGAGCTTGGGTTAGCAATAAACGACCACATAGATTCGAGGGTATTCCTAACCCCACCAACCGTCATCGTGTTGACGTTCTGGGTCAGGTTGGTAATTGGCGAAAGGGAGAGTTTAGTGAACTGGTTAAACTTTAGCGCGAGTTCAATAAGACGGCTATTCTCTTGGGGAGTGCCGAACATCTCATCAACCACTTTTTGCAACCTATCGCCGGAGAAGCCATCTTCGGCTAATCGCTGTAACAATGGCCGGAGCTTACTCATGTCTTGACCGAAAAGCTCAATTTCAGCCTTACGATTAGATGTCTCATCGAGATAGCGAGCAACAACCGCTCGAATATCACGGTCATAGTTAGTCGCGTTCACTGATCGAGATTTCTCGAGATGCCCCGACCGGTGAGCGAGCTTCTGAGACTGACCAGCTTTAAATAATATGTCGGCATCATAGCGAGTCCGCGCTTCTCCGCTACTGATAAGCCGCTCAATCTCTTGCTCTCTAAACTCTGCTTTCGTCAGCCCCTTGTCGCTCACATAATGAGGATAATAGGCTGAAGGGTCTTGCTTGTCCCAAACAGACGGCTTCCCATCTGGACCAGTGACTTTTATCTGATTTTCTCGAGCAAATCGGTCCCAGTCACGCCGGATTGAATCCATGAGCCGAAACATTTGATGTTCCTCTGGCGTATGGAGGAGTTCTGTACTACGGCGAGGGTTCTGTAAGGCATCAACGATGCGGTCCATATCGGCCTGCGTCCAGTTCTTTACCGCTCTCAATTTGAGCAGCTCATCGAGTTCTCCCTTAAAGGCGGCCTTATTCTGGGCTGAGGTAAATTTAGTCTCATGGAGAAGCTTCCCCAGAGTGGTGCCATGAGGGCCAACCTCGTCAAGTTCTGATTGTGTTGAGGACCAACTCCTTTCAATCGGGCCCATCTTCTTCCTGTTGGGAGAACGGTATTTTTTTTCATCATCAGCTAACCGAAGAGAGTTTTTAACGGCGTCTTCAACCTGCACTCTTCCAGTCTCAGGGTCCTGATGAACCCCTCGCCTTGATTCTCGGAGAGCTCTTATATGTTTGATAATGTCGTCTCTCGAAAATTTCGAAAGGTCATAGCCTGACATCTCTCCGAGACTGATGTCTTTTGGCAGACTATCTCCGAGCTGATCTTTTACTCGGGCTTTTACGATACTCGCCCCTCGACCAGCACCATGAAGAAGGCCTGTCGTAACTGGTGCCAAAGCAGCGTTCATTGCACGGTCTTCCCAGCTCGTCCCCTTATCAAGGAGGCCCTGGGTCATTACCTGGTCGCTGACAAGCTCCGTGGCAATCGGTCGGAGGAGAGGATTGTCCCCTTTAGTCATGACAAACTTTGGGAGCACTTTAGAAAGGGCCGAAGCGACCTTAGGAGCATCAAGGGCTAATCTCATGACGCCATTACCGGCAACAAACGCCCCTGCTTCGCCGCCAACGCCGAATCCCTTTTGGATACCCTCTTCGGCCTGATTCTTCGCTTCGAAGTTGACCTTCGGAAGCTGAAGATTATTTTTCTGCCCGACGTTAGCTGCGAAGTCAAATGGTCGCAGCCCCATGTTCACCAATGGCCGGAGTCCGTCGTTGTAAAGTCCCGTAGCCACATGTCCGGCAGTTCGAAGCGGAGCACGTCTTACTTGCCCAACGATATCGCCGATGGCCTTTGGCACCCCCACTGCCGTTTTCTTGGCGAGGCTTCTAAAGCTATTGAGCTTATCAGCTTCTTCCTGCGCTTTCTGTACTCTTAGAGTAGCTATCTTGTGGCTAGCTGACCTTCGATTTTCACTTCTGTAGAGAGCGCCGCCCCTTATTATTCTTGGCGTTGCCATGATTCATTACTCAGGGGTATACGTTGCGCTTTCCCATACTCCACCGCCCATTCCATCTGGGACAAAACGAGGAGAGAGGGAATAATCAGCTTCCCAACCATCTTGGAGATACATCGTGTAATCTGCTGGAGACCCACCGAACATTTGAGCGGCGCGACGAGCTATCCCCTCTCTCTTGAAGGATGTGTCCCTGGAGTTTGCTGCGTCTTGCTTCGCTCTATCCATCCAAGCAGATATTTTGTTTTGTCTCGCATTACCGCTATTGCTCGAACTGCTCCTCGCCTTGTACGTATTGAGTTCATTCTCGAACTCCTGCTGTTCAAGACTCTTCTGATACTTATAAGAGTCGAGCGCCGTCTCAGCCTGCTTCATGTCCATTGCTGAAAGTGAGTTGGCTCGCTGGAGACCGAGCTGAGCCCGCGAACCGTTTTCTCGTTCAGCTAGCCGTTGCATAAACGTAGAGCGCTTACCAGCGAATTCATTAGTGAGTCTCGCTTCAGCCTGGTCTCGCTGCTCGCTGTCTGCTGTACCGTAGGCCATTTGACGGCCGAGGAGCTGGGACCGTTCTTGATTTTGAGCCTCGGATAATGACTGTTCAAAGTCTTGCTGATAACCATCGTAGGTCGGGTCAATTTGCTCAAGCATATCGGCGAAAGCCTCTTCCTGCTGCTTCTTTGCTGCTTTGAGCAAGGTTGCATATTGGTCGTAGGGATTATTGCCATTGTCATCATTGTTTTTAGACGAGCGCTTGCTTCCGTCAGCATTAACGGTCGTGTTCCCACCGCTACGGAAGAATCCGGCCTCCCCAGCGTCATTACCAATACTGTCTTCGCTGTCAGCTGAGGTAGCCCAAACGTCCTGATACTCATCATCGGGCGTCTCATTTGGCATTCCTATGCTGTCCGGTGTTGGCTGATAGTTTGCAGCTGACGGGTCGATGGCTGAAGACATCGGTATTAAGCTCGAGGCATTTGCCGCTCGGGGAGCTGCAAACGAACCAGCAACAGCAGCTCCAGCTTCATTAAGGCCCTTAATAGATGGGGCAACGAGAGAGCTACGTGTCTGGGCAGCAGTCCCAACAGCATCTGTATAGTCTTTAGCGGCATCACTCAAAGAACTAGTGGCTTTTTGAAAAATACTTTTTATTGGAGATGTTCCCTGACTAGACGACCTGGTACCGCGCTTGGAACTACTGCGATCACTCGCTTTCTCAGGACTACTGAATTGTGGCTGATAGTTCTGAACATTCGGGTTTGATATAGATGACGCCGGGATGCTGCCTGCAGAAGAGGACACTTGTGGCCTATTGACACCATTCGCATAGATATAACTCCCATCTCGGTTTTGTCCGATTGGGTCGTTTGAAGATGACATCGGTGGCTTAGCGGGTCTGACACCAGGTGTCGGCGAAGTGAGAGACAATCTCGGCTTCGGCTTATTGATAGCACCAGTGTTGTAATTTAGTGACCCACCAGCCTGCCTAGCCTTTAACTCACGTGCGCTTAAGCCCTCACGCTTTTTACTTCCTGCCATATATTTGTGGGCTAAGCCCGATTAAAATTATTTAGAGAGTATTTTCCACCCTCTCCTTATGAGTCTGATTATTTCTAGTAGTGCTTCCATTAGATTTTACTTGTCATATTATATTGAACACCTTGCCCTGCTGCGAGAGTCCAGTTTCCACCAGTATAAATGTAACACTCCAAAGAATTCGTTGTTGTCCGCCCAACGCCTGCCGTTTGTCCACTATTTGTTGCCAATAATCCTCCAGCCATATTATCCATTGTAAATGGGAGTGTTGTGTAAATAGCAACATGCTGCGTTCCACCAAGAGTCCCCGTAGCATTACAAATACAGGTAATACCTTGATAGCTAATTTTATACAATGCTCTCGTAGTTGTTACGCTTGTCCACGTCATCGAACCAGAAGCTGAATAAACTGGTTGCCAAGTCAGCCACCTCGTTTCAAATATCGGTCTTTGAATGAGGTTGACAGCCGTGAAAGTTGGTACAGTCCAAGTGAAAGCAGCTGTGGCAGAGAGAGTAGCGGCAAACCGTCCTATCACTTCGTAGTAGTCAGTTGAAGCTGCAGTTGTGATGGTCGAGATAGCACAATACTTTTCGTTGGTGGTCGTGGCAGAGAAGTCAGAATACTGATTGGCACCAGGAATACGAGCAAAGCCAAGGACTACCCCGTCCGTAGCGTTGTAGCCGAGGTAGACAAAGTAGTCAGTCTCTTTGGTAGCGAGTTCGGCACTCCCTGAATTGAACCAGTTTGTACCATCTGCTTTAGCCACCGAAAGAGCTGCCGAGATAGTCCGGATAGTATCTCCGATTCGTACATACACTGGGTCAGTAGCGGATGGGTTAGTACCTGCGAGAGTTTTGATAGCGACCGTGATTCCAGCCGCGTCCAAGACAGATATTTTCCCGTTGATGAGGAAGCCTTGAGGAGCCTGGACAGAGAGTGGAACGGTTCCATTTACTGCTCCTGCTATTTCATCCATCTCCGTAGCTCCGACAACCATACGGACTTCTTCCGCTGTGGTGTGAGCATAGAGGGTAGCAGGGTGGTTGATGTTTGTGGCTGTTTTACTTGAGATTTCTACGACTTCGTATTTCCCATTGAGGTTGGTCGCGTCGAGAGCAATAGTGAAAGGTGCCGCTACCGAAGGGAGAGCGTTTAAAGGCGTGGTAGTGACGCCTGCAATCTGGTCGCTCGTGACTTTTGTAGAAAAGGCGTTCTGATGTTTTCTGGATGTTGGCATAATTATTCTGCGTTAGGTTGATAGAGCTTGTTGATGGTTACATAGGCGATTTCTAATCCGTTGAGCTCCCATCCTTCATCACTGCTTGACTCACTTATTTTTACCTGGATACTCCGTCCCATTTTATTGACCGCTACTTTGATGACTCCGGAGCCACCGACATCTACAACTGTAGCACTTCCACCCCCGACGCCGATAGTTTCTATACCAATCCCACCGATGCCAATTCCAGCATGACCACCGCCAGAACCGAGGGTCACTGTCTTTGTGTTGACGAGCGTCCCATCAACATAAATGCTGATATTTATGACTCCATTGATCATCCCCATGTAGAAGACTGCTTCAAGAAAGAATTTTGACTGAGTGTATTCATCGAAGGTGTACTTCGGGCTCTCCCAAGAAGTGGCTATGACGGCAGTGTTGTCGGATTTCACCCCCTTGCTGAAGTAGTAGATTTTCCCGTCGGTTGGTGAGCCAAAATAAAGGAAAGATACTCCGTCTGAATTTTTGTACTCACAGAAGCAACTTGCCCCAAGATTAAATTTCCACCAGCCAGAGCGCTGCCGGTCATAAACCATCATCGTGTCATTCGCAGTCGCTCCTCCGGTCTTATAGGAGAAGTGATAGACGTTATCAAAATACATCCCGCACGTATCATCAAGGACATCCTTTTCAATCGTCTGGAGTTCATTATCAATCCGGAGAGAGAGAATCTTTGTCCGAATTTGATCAAGAAAGTTTGGCTCATAACCGAGAGAGTTTACACCATACTCACTATAGAAGTAGATGTCGTTTTCAACAGCGTCTGTCGCCTTATGAGAGTCTGAACCTCGTGACGGGTCAACCAGGGCATAAGACATCGACAACGCTGCATCTGCGAGGACAGAAACACGATAGAGTGAGCGATTTTTACCGACATACAGGTAGTCTTGATGCTTTGCGACGGTTGTTATTTCTTGCCCGTCATTATTCGAAATATTGATTGACGTTGCCGCTAGGTTGGCAGTTGAGTTCGTGAAGTCACCAATAAATAAATCAGTCCCAGAACGATAGAGACGGGATGGATACGTTGGATTTTTTATCGCGTATAAACAGTTCTTGTAAAAGATTGTGTACTTTGCGATGACACCGTTTGTCTGAACCCTTACGGTTGTCCCATCGTATACACGCATTGCATCAGTTCCGTTTGAGATATAAACATTGGCTCCTCCTTGGCAGAAGTCGACTGACTCACCGGCAGTAAAGACTCCTGCTGAAACAGGTGCAGCAGAAACAGCCACGGCTGTCCCTGTTTGAGTTTGGTAGAGCGTCCCATTCACAACGGAGAGGAGTTGTCGGTTGGTACCGTTCGTCCATGTTCCAAGCCCATTGACCGTACCAGCAGTCGCTACGGTACAAAGAAGAACTGTCCCTTTGCGTTTTGCAATAGAATTTTTCCCTGTGGCGATGACATTTGTCGCGAGTGCCGTCTCATCCTTTTTGAGCATCGTATCACGCGCATACGTGTCGATTCCCTTGGCGAGCTCGTATATCTTCTCAAATTTTACCCGATTCTTTGAGGGCATCAGTAGAGAGTTTTAAAGGTTAGGTCTCCCTCTGACCGGCCGATATTCTTGGCCATCGCAGCAATTCGGTCTCGGCATTCTTGCATATTCTTTTCAGCATCTTCGAGAGGGTCCGTTTCACTCATCCGAATCTGAGCGTAGGCGTAGGCTGCCACTGCTTCTGGGTCAGAGATAATGCAGACATCTGTCGTTGCCACGAGTGGGCTCGTATAGAACCGATACCACAGGGTGAAGACACCATCCTCTTTCACATTCAGGACAAAGCCGGTGCTGTGGGAACCAGTAATGCAGCAATATTGGCCGACTTTTACCGGGTAGACATCCTTAGTAACAATAGTAAATGACCGGTCGTCAGAGTTGCGGAGCTCATCGATAGACTTGAAGTCATATGCTGGGGAGGCAGTTGTCTCATTGAGAGCACAGACGTTCGCGGCGACCGTTACCGAAACAGCTGTAACAAGCTCGAGCTGTTCAGCACAGAACTCTATCCCTCGGTTAATCCAATACTTTCGGTTATCAATACCGCTCGCGGGGACAGTCGACTCACCATAGCGATAGGACATGGAGAGAAGGAGGTCATTAAATGTCGCTTTTGCGTAAGGCATAATTATTTCTGCTTATTCGTTCTGTTATTTCTTTTAAAGAGCTCTTTTCCGGGGGCCCTTCTGAAAGATTTCTGATTAGGATGAAACGTCCGAGAAAAATCATCCGCGAGGTCTTGGCCATAAGACTCTGGAGTGAGTCCCTTGAACTGGTCAACAAAATCTCCGGTTGGCCGCATCACGCCATTCCGTCTGGCATAGTCTCCGCCATAAAAGTCGTCTACCCATGACTGCTGTAGATAAGCATCTTCATCATCCATTCTTTCACGTGAATGACCGCTAATCTCCTCGGCGCCGTCAGCTTGCCTCAATTTGGGGTGTGGGTTTTTCATGAATTCCTTTAAATCACCCTTATACTTGAGTTTCCATATCCCAGCGAGGCGGGAGCCCTTACTTCTCTCTGACCGATAGCCAGCTCTAATAAGTGTCTCCTCCGTGTCGCCAATGCTTGGGTTATATGGCCGAGGTCTCACCGGGTCGATGTCTGGGAGAATAATTCTTTTCGCGCCCTGGCGAATATCTTTTAAAAGAGCTGAAAAACGAGTTACTTCGTCTGTCACATCCCTTGGCAGTCTGTCTGCCGTGCCGAATCCGCCATCACCCTCCATATCGAAACCTAACCCTCTTGGTGGCTTACTCATACTCGCTGGTGGGTTATGATTCCATCGGCTTCCTTCCGAGCCATAACCGGCGGCTGGTTCATAATCAGCATCGCGAAGAGCGCTTTGCTGCTGCTGATTTCCCCGCGAACTAAGGTAAAATGGTCTCCTTTGTTCGACCATTGGGATAAGCTTTTCTAGCTTAGCTCGCTTAAACTTTTCTAGGTCCATCCCCCCCTGGAGGTTTACTCCGCGCATCGCGTCAATCCCAGGCCGCATCATTTTAGCCGTGCCGGAAGCGAGGGCACCAACATCTGACCCCGCGATAACAGTATCCAGCATAGGATTCCCCATCGCCTTCCACAGTGGGTCACCGCGATTGACCCGATTTTGAGCTTCAGACTGGAATGAGTTAATCCTCCCAACTGGCGTGTTATAAAACTTTCCGGACGCTTCCTTTTTCATAATGGCCTTTGGCGCCTCTAACGCCGAAATACCAAAGCGGGCCATATCGCGAGGAATTGCCTTTTTCACTTCATCAACACCTGGTTTGAAACCCCCCTGGTGCATAAACTCTCGGACTAAATCCCTTGTCCGAACACCTTTATCGGAAGGCTTTAAGTAGGCGCCAACCTTGTTGTTAATCTTTTCAAGCATATTCAATAGTCAGTGAGCTCAGCGTAGGGCTCATACTTTTTATAGGCCCCGTTATTATAGGCTGACCACTGTCCCCAGCCACGCTTGTCACGCAGCTTCTTCGCGGTCCTTGTCGATTCTGAGGGATCATTAACATCACCACCACGCATATCCTTCCAGGTTGGTGGTTCGAATTGCCATAAGCCTTGGGCTGGCCCACCGCCGATTTGTTTCTGCCGGGGATTAAGTCCAGTATTCTCGGCGAGGAGAATTGACAGTGCTAAATTACCTTCTCCCCCGAAGGTTTTCCTCACCGAATCAATGATTGGACGACTTCTCCTAAGCGTAGCCAGGACATTCTTGTCTGGGACAAAAGATGGCCTTGTTGGCATTGTTGCTTGGGCTCTAGACTCTTGAACAAATGGCGCTTGTTGAGACGAAAATCTCGCTGGTCGACGCTGCTGTCCGAAAGTAGGATTCTCAAGTTTTAGTGGCCCCCCCACAGCTCTCCCCCACCATCGTTTAAGCGGATTCATCAGGCTTGTAAGCCCCCAACTTTTGTTTAGCGTCTCTTAGTCTCTGTAATACCCTAAGGTATCCTGTTATTTTTCCAAATCTTTTGAAGAGCTCCAATCGGGACGAACCGATTTCTTCTTCAACCTCTTTCATTATAGCTCGATAGTTCTCTGTCGTCTTGTCATAGCCGCGGCTCTCAAGCTCTGCTCGAACAAACTTGTCAATAGCTCCGAGCGACATCTTCACTGAGAAGTCGGAAGAAATGTTATGGGTATCAAAATATTCACTTACGTATTTCTTCTTACTCTCAGTCTCCCATAATTCTAGGTTTCCCGCCATTTTTTTTTCAATGGGCGTCTCTACCTGAGAATCGAAGCTTTCCTTTACCTCCGGCGTTTCTACGGCAGAAGCCGGTTCAGTCTTTTCCGGGTCAATCCGACGGAAGATTTCTTCACTCATAGCTTGCTACATACGGTTTTAACTTCGGCTTCAGTCATGTCGGTAAATGTTGGTAGATAGAGTATCCTTTTCGACCAACGATAGGCATTGAGTTGCTCGTATCCACTCAGATACATTGGTTGCATACTCATGGGCTTAAACCCATAGCGGGATTCGATTCCCTCCAACGCAAGGTAGCGCTTCATATCTTCCTGCCTGTCAGTCTGAATGTCATAGAACCAAAGGACATCTCGTTGCGGCATTCTCATTTCCGGTGGGGTGTATTTATCATACCAATGAGCAACCCTATCTCGCTTCTTTACAATAGCATCAAATCGCTCTACCTGTGCAAGTCCAACTGCAGCCTGAAGATTCGTCATTCTAAAGTTATGCCCAACCTTTGGATGGAGATAGGTTCTTTCCGTGTCGAAGTACATATTCGAATAAAGGCGCATTTCACGAGCCCATTCTGCGTTGTCGGTCAGGCACATACCACCCTCGCCAGTCGTAATAATCTTGTTCCCATAGAACGAGTAGCATGAAATATCACCCTGCGGTGGAATACCATGAGCCTCAGCCATGTCTTCGATAACAAATATCCCTTCTGGAATCGGCGCAGAACGACCATACACTGGGACGGTGATAACAGCTTTCGTGTCCTCAGTTATTGGCCAATCATGGACAAGGAGGTCATCTTCACAGTCGACAAATACAGGGGTTGCGCCTGTATATGTCACAGCCCAAGCGGTTGCAATCATTGTGTATTCAGGGACAAGCACCTCGTCGCCTGGTCCGATGCCAAGTGCTTTCAGCGCGAGATAGAGAGCGTTCGTTCCAGAATTACAGGAAACACCAAAGGTCCGGTCGTTCCTGTCAGCCCAGGCATCCTCGAATCGCCCAATGAATTCCCCTACCCCAATATCTGACTTCGATAGCGCCTCATAGACATATTCCTTCTCAAGTTCAGTAATCGATGGTCTGGACATCGGTATCATAGGAGAGGCTCAGCCAATTTGAAAGTATCTTTTTCATAGTCTTCTCCGATTCTCACACCATTGCAGATGGAAACCATTTCTGAATCTTCCAGGGCTTGGTATGCGTGGCCAAGACCAGCCTGGATATCTTTTGAGTCTCCTGCCTCTAGGACATATTTTGCATGAGGAGTTTTCAACAAAACCATACCAGAAAGGATAAAGTCAGTCTGGAGTGTTTCGTTATGATAGTGGTTTCCTCTCACCGCTCCTTTCTTAAAAGAGATGTAGGTAACCGACCAGTCCTTGCCCACTTTGAGGTCTTCGATTGTTCCTCTGTCGTCAGTAAATGTTTTCATATCACTTCGAGAGTTGGTAACGGACGGATAAACTTTCCCTTGTAGCCTGCTTTCCTAACGTTAGCAGTTATCTCATTTGCGAAATTCCAAGCCAGGATGAGACACACGTCCGGCTGTCTTTCAATCAGCGCTTCATCTGATAGCACTTCGATGAATGTCCCTGGTGTAAATCTTCCCTGCTTCAGCTTTGATTTATCAGTAGCAAAAGAAATGAACCGTCCTATTCCTGAGTAGTTGAGAAGGGTGTTTCCTTTCGCTGGAGTCGAGACAACAGCGATGGTCTTTCCTGTGCGATTCAGCTCCAAGCAAAAGGCTAAGAGAGAATTCATTTCATCCTTGAAACACTGGGCCACTGATTCCAGTTTCTCAAATGTCCACGTCTCAGAGGCGAGCATATCCTTCACAGCGGTGGTTACTTCTCTTTGTCCTTTTCGTGCGATGTAGACACGGAAGACTCCTCCATGAAGAGGTCGTTCTTCGACATCGAATACTTCCATACCGTGCTTCTCTAAGAAGGGGACAATGGGTTTGAGGCTGAGATAAGACAAATGTTGATGGTACACGGTGTCCATCTCTACCCCTTCGAGAAACTTTCCAAAGTAAGGAGATTCAAAAACGAACACCCCATCTACTTTCAGCATTGTTTTTACTCCGACCATAAAATCATCGAGGTCGTGGACATGTGCGAAGACGTTTGTGCCTAAGACCAAATCCACCGTCATCTCTTTGAAGTGGTTGCTGGCATTTTCCGCTGTAAAGAATTCCTGGATAGTCGATACCCCTCTGTCCATGGCTATCTGTGTGGCTTCTGGTGTTGGGTCAAACCCCATAACCTGATGCCCTACAAACTTGGTAAGGAGCGTCCCATCATTCGACCCGATGTCGACAATGAAAGAATCTTTTTTTAGACCAACTTTCTTTGAGACCGTCTCGGCAAACTCAGTCCAATGGTCTTGGGCTGTTTTTGTGATAGAGGATTCATAGAGGTAGTCCTTCAGATACAATTCTTCTTTCGCTACTATCCAGGTCAGCTGATTGAGTCCACAGTCCTGACACTCTGATACCCCAAGGGGGTATATCATTTCTGGTTCGATTTCTTTATGAAAATGATCAGAATGTGGGTGCATCCCTAAATCTAACCACTGCTTGAGACTTGTTCCCTGACACATGCGACAACGAGTTGCTTTCATAGCGTTAAGCCTTATCAGGGTATTCTGCTTTAACCATGATGCTTGCTAGTTCCTCGACCCCTACCTTAGCCACCCATTTTAGTTTTTGTCTCGCTTTCGCTGGATTACCGTGGAGCACTGGCACGTCTGCCGGTCTGAGATATTCAGCGTCCTCAATTATCCGTATCGGCTTTCCATAAGCCTTTTCAACATACCCAACGAAGTCTTTGACAGAGGTTGTTTTGCCGGTAGCGATAATGAAATCCTCGGCTTTCTCCTGCTGCAGCATGAGCCACATCGCTTCACAATAATTTGGAGCATACCCCCAGTCACGTTTTGCGTTAATATTGCCAAGCGTTACCTTCCCATCCTTAGCGCTCTTGACTATTTTTTGAGTCACAAAGTTAACCCCCCGTCTCGGACTTTCGTGATTAAAAAGAATCCCATTACAAACAAACATGCCATATGCTTCACGATAGTTCTTCGCAATCTGAAACCCATATAATTTGGCTGTCCCATATGGGCTCACTGGGTTCTTCATGGACCGTTCATCAAGAACAAGCCGCGTTTTACCATCATAGAGCTCAGACGTACTCGCCTGATAAATTTTCGGACTCATTCCAAGAACGCGGATCGACTCAAGCAAATTCAAAACCCCGATACCGGTTGTTTGTGCCGTATACCAGGGTGTTTCCCAGCTGACCTGGACATGACTTTGTGCCGCGAGATTATAGACCTCATCTGGTTGTGAGGCTTTTAATATCCATAAAAGACTAAATGGGTCAGTCATATCCCCGTAGTGGAGATGAACGTCTAGTCCCTCTATGCGTTGTCGATTAAACGTCGAAGAGCGGCGAATAAGTCCGTGGACTTCATATCCCTTCGAGAGAAGAAGTTCAGCGAGGTAGCTTCCGTCTTGCCCGGTGATTCCGGTGATTAAGGCGACTTTTTTCTGAGGGCTTCCCATAATTTTATGTGTTGCTTACAATAATTTTCCCAGGTCCAGGTATCGACAGAGGTGTGTTCAAGTTGCTGAAAAATAGCGTTGAGCTTCTTCTGTGACCCGAACGGATGAGTGATACCAATTTCTCTGTGAAAGCCGGTATTTGGAGCAATGGTTTGGACTCTAGCGTGAGCGGCGTCGAGAATCCCCATTGACCCCTCATCTTCCCCTAAATAAAGACAATAGTCTGAAAGCATGAGGATTTTCGCATAGGCTTTTGGTTCAAAAACCGGAAAGAGCTGGAGTTGAACGCTGCTTTTCAGCAGTGGTTCCAAGACTGGTCCCCACCCACTCCCCATGATAATAAAAACAAACTTCTTTACGTCTATCGTCTTGAGAAGGGCTAAAAACATTCTCTCACGCTTACAACCATTTGGGTATACGTTCGTCAAGAGTGAAATTATTAAAGGTCGACGGTCGAGGCTGTCATGAGCGGGAAGGATGGTCGTAATATTTTCTATTCCGAGAGCGCTTAGTTTGTCTTCGGTCTGATGAGAAAAACAAACGCCGTAGTCAGCCGTTGTCATCCCCCGCTTCACACACTGAATGCGGTCATCATCCGTGATATGGGTGATTTGGAGGGTGTTAATTGTCCCCGGCTGATGGACATATGATTGATAGTTAATGTGATGGTTCACATCGGCAGCCGGTGTCGGCGTGGCCATAACACTCACCTCATGGCCGAGCTCTGTCAGGGCATAGTCCATTGAGTGCGCGTACTTCGAAAGGATGCCGTCAAGGCCGAGTGCTTGCTCGTAGTTTACAATATTTATTTTCATTTCTTTTCCCTGTGTGGGCGGAATTCAAAATAGGGATGCTTCTCAACCATCGGTCCCTCAATGAGGTTTATCTTATCGAGCGGGAATGCAAGCGGAAAGCTTATCTGGTCGCGAACCGAATAACGACAGTATTGGGCCCACCAGGCTTCGTTCCATCGTGCAACGAGCGGTGTATGTCGCCGAATAATTACCGCTCCGGCGGCCAGTCCGGAGTGTTGGGGCCAACCGATTTTCGCATAAGCCGCGGCCTGTTCCGAAAGCGCTTGAGGAGAATCCTTTTGAAGCGCCACGCAGGCGTCTACCTCATCATATACGCAATCTCTCCCACCATGCTTAAAGACAGCTACGTCGTGGTCTTTGAGGAACTCATCGATCAGCTGCTGTGGCGGAACCTTGAGGCGAAAGTTGGAATCGATATAGATTGAATATTCTGAATCTATAAAGAGATGCGGCATTATTTTCTGGATACGTGAGTTCCTCCGATTTTCTTTGAACTTATCATATGGCGGACGAATCTCCCACGTGTCACTTTGGCAAGGGGCGAAAGCAACAAACGTTGCGCCATCAGTACATTGTTCTTCAATAAGGCCATGAGCTGGCCCCGATACAACCGTATAGACCGTGATGTCTTTTTCCGAAATGTCGTTAAAAAGTTTTTCATACTTTGGAAGTTGTTTACTAATAAGATATTCAGCCATGACCTTCTTCTTTGCCGCTTCGCCCATCGTCTTCCGTCGGAGTGGGTCTTCGATAAGCCACGAAAGATATTTCACCCACTGGTCTTCGCCTTTCGCGAGAAACCCCGTTTTTCTATCCTCGACACATTCCTTATAGGGAGTGACATTCGAGAGGACCATCGGTGTTGCGAGCATCGAGTGCTCAAGCCATTTGATATTAGACTTAGCCCGATTAAATTCTGAATCCATCAAAGGGGCAACGGCAATATCCAAATCCAGGTCTGCGACATATTGGGGGTACTCTTTGTATCCGATAGTCGGCTTATGATGGAATTCTCTCTCTCCTCGAGATGAGTCGTTATCGACAAATCCGCAGAGGTGGATTTCAACATTCGGGTACTTCGCAAGTATTCGGTTAAAGGCTCCGTTGATGATATGGGTATCGGCGAGATGAGAACCGGAACCAATCCATCCAATCCGAATAATGTTGTCCGCACGAGCTTCTGCTTTTTTGACTTTCCAGATTTCTGGGTCGATGGCGTTCGGGATGACGGTAATCTTTTTCCCATATTTTTTGAGCGCCTGTTTCAGCGGTTCTGTACTGACAACGATATGATCGGAAAGGAGAATCATCGCCTCCATCATGGGTCGTTTTTTAACCAGCTTTTCGTAGAGCGGATGCTTCTCATTATGGACAAAGGGATGGTCATCCAGGTCGAGAATAAGTTTTGCCCCCGTGAAATGTTTGGCGGTATCAAGGAACACATGGATACCCTCATTATCAACGGGCTTCCAAAACCAAATGTTTCCCTTCTCCCCAAGAGCGACAGTATGCTTGAGGGCATTTTCCATCGTCCCTCCGAGGTGGGTCTTTCCGTAAACAGTATGCCCCAATTTCTCGAGGGCGTTCTTTACTCGATACCACCCAACAGCACCATAGCTCGCTGAACCATCCGCTCGAAGCCAATCAGTAATGAATCCAGCAACTTTTATTTCCCCCATATCCTTTTTGTTGACGCTTCGTATTCAGCCGCAGAAAGAGCCATCTTTTTGGCGCCAAGCTCTTGGATGTGCGGTGAATTTTTTATTATCAAATTCCAATTTCTCAACTTGTGCTCACGGTCAAAATACATCGGCTGGATATTCCCGTCAAGCGTCTTATAGCGGTCGTCTGGCTCGCGCAGCATCTTCGTCGGGATAGTCATAAGATGATGCCCACGATAGGCGACTGACGCGACATCAGGACGCTTCGTCCACACATTATTGATCATCGCGAAACTTGGTAAAATCCGAAATCCGTATGCGTCTGCTAACGGCAGAATACGAATCATAACTTTACCAAAATATCGCGTTGTTCAATGACAAGGAATCTGTTTTTCTTTGTTGAAAGGGACGCTATTTCTGCACCACCCCACGGTGAGACGAGGACACGGTCACCCTTTTTCAACGCGGCAACATTCGAGTAGAAGACGACACCCTCATTTGAAAACCCCTTGTAAACATCCTGCTTTTTTCCATTGACGTCTTCCTTCTCGTAATAACAGTCGGCCTTGAAGACGATACCAGGGATAACCATTTCCATATGATTGTTGTGAAGCCTTATCGGGCAAAGCGGCTTCACGTGCCTGCCCGATAGGAACAATTAGGTACCTAATGTTTTAGTTAGACGCACTTGAGGTTGACGAGCCACGAACTATTGGCAACAACCACGGTCCATGCATCAACCTTCCACGACAGGGTGCTGTACATATCCAATGGGTTGGATGTGTCGCTTTCACCTGGAGTTTTCAGGATGATACGAGGATTGACTGAACCGATAGAGACTTCTTTTACTGCACCCTTACCACAGAAGAGGTTCGAGTAGGCAGTCAGCGTACCGGTTGATCCGGCGGTCTCGCTGTACATGTTGTTCGACTCCATCATGTCGAAACCGGCAATGCGCTTGATCGCCTGGTCCTTGATCTGCCCAGTTTCCATGCTGGAAACAGCGAGGTTGATCGAGGTGAAGGCACCGGTAGCGGAGTCGCCCAAGAGCTCGTAGTAGCCCTGTGAACTTACGACTGCGCGGTAGGCACCGCCCTTGTTCAAAGAACCAGCTGGTGCTTCGAATTTCGGGGCTTTGTTCTTCTTCAACGTCAGCGCGACAAAACGCAGGTCAGCAACGTCGAGCGTATCCGTTGAGGCAAGAGCCGTCATCGCGTTCGCTGAGTTGTAGAGAGCGGCGTTCGCAAACTGGTTCGTCGAAGACGCGACCATTGTGTAGAGACGAACGGTATCGAGTTTCTCAGCCGCGTACTGGCCGAAAGTCGAAACCTTTTCCTTGAGACCCGTATCAATCGTGGTCAGCTGGAAATAAGTCGAGTGCTCGGTGGTGTCACCATAGATGGCGACGGTTGCAGACACCGTTGAAGAGGTGAAGGCAACACCGGTCGGAGTAACACCTTCGGTCAGGGCCGCAGTGTTCGGTGTGAACGCGGTTGTCCGAGTGAAGTACATCACTTTACCGGAATTTTTTGGCATGTCTTCCTTCTCAGTGAGGAAATCATAGGTCGTCTCCAACATATTCCGCTCGAGGAATACTTTGTTGTAGAAAATCTGCATTTCGGGACTGAGGGTTGAGGTTGTATTTTGTGCTTGGGGCATTTATCTTATGAGGCTATGAGGCCTTCTTGAGATAGCTTTCCATTTCATTGGAGCTCATCTTCGAAAGGTCTTCAAGCGTCACCGACGGCTTAACGTCCCCCCTGGA